GCTGCTATGCAAGAGCAGATGTCAGCGCTACTTGCGGCTGTTGCGGAAAAGACCCCAAAAACACGCAAAACCAAAGTAGCCGAGGCTTAATATGTCCCAAACGATGTTGCAACTTGTACAACAGACAACTGCTGAGTTAAATTTAGCAGTTCCATCCTATGTTATTGGTAATACCAATCAGGATGTACAACAAATTCTTGCTTTAATGAATGGCGCAGGCTATGAACTCTTAAAAGAGCATGATTGGCAAGCATTACAAGTGCAATATCGTTTTTATACTCAATCTTTAACCGCCAATGCCACAACTGTTAATGGTTCTACTACATTAACTTTTGCGGCAGGCACAGATTTAAGTAATGTTGATAGTCAATGGCAACTTCAAGGCTATAACATTCCACAAGACACTTATGTTGTAAGCGCAGATAACACTACAAAAATAGTAATTATGAGCCAAGTAGCTACTGGTGATGGAGTTCAGTCAGTAGTGTGCGCTCAAACCGCTTATGACCTTCCTGCCGATTTTGAAACGATTACTGACCGCACCCATTGGGATAAAACTAAGCATTGGGAAATGTTAGGGCCAGAAGATGCACAACAATGGCAATGGTTAAAGTCTGGTTATATTTCAACAGGCCCACGAGTTCGTTGGAGAATATTGGACAATCAATTCCAAATTTGGCCTATTATGAACACCCAAGAATATTTGGGTTGGGAATATCGTAGCAAGGGTTGGGCAAGAAGCGCTGCTGGCGCTATCAAAAATAGCTTTACTGCTGATTCTGACACTACTGTGTTTGATGACCGCATTATGACGCTTTACACCAAACTCAAATATTTCCAAGTTAAATCTTTTGACACTACTGCTTTGTTACAAGATTATCAGCGTTATTTGACTATTGCTAAAGCCAATGATAAAGGTGCGCCTAATCTTAGCTTTGCGCCATATCCATCTAAGGTTCTTATTGGTTACGCTAATATCCCTGATACTGGCTATGGAAGCTAATTATGTTGCTATCACAGCCAAAAAAGTTTACCGCCACAACAGCTAGTATTCCAGCGCCTATTGGTGGTTGGAACGCTAGGGATTCATTGGCTAATATGTCGCCAACGGATGCCGTACAGCTTGTAAACTTTTTCCCTACGCCTACTGATGTAAGCCTTAGAAAAGGATACTCAAAGGCTTCTACAGGAATTACAGGCAAAGTCAATAGCCTAATGAATTATGCAGTTGTAACTGGTGGCTATAAGTTATTTGCTGCTGCTGGAACAAGTATTTATGATGCTTCTTCTGACCCTGCTACCGTTGTATATACAGGCATTACAGTTGATAAACTTCAGCATGTCAGTATTTCAAATACAGCAGGCAACTTTTTAGTAGCTTGTAATGGTACAGATGCCACAATGGTTTACGATGGCACTCGTTGGTTTAGCATTGCTACAACTACGACTGCTGCTGCCATTGGAACAATTACCCATGTAGGAAATGTAGCAACACTTACAACTTCTACAGCGCATGGCCTTGTTACAGGCAACAGAATTACAGTATCAGGCGCAACCCCAACAGACTATAACGGTACTTATGTTATTACAAGAACTGGCGCAACTACATTAACTTATACGATGGCAACAACGCCAGCAACCAACGCAATTACAGTTGGAACATATACCACAGTAGGTATTACTGGTGTTGATTCCTCTACATTTATTAGCGTCAATTTATTTAAAAATCGTCTTTACTTTACCCAAAAAAATACCCTTAAATGTTGGTATTTAGATGTCAATTCTATTGGTGGCGCAGCTAACTCATTAGATTTTGGCTCGATTGCTCGTAATGGTGGTTTCTTGCAAGCAATGGGTACATGGACTCTTGATGCTGGTCAAGGCGCAGATGACTATGCGGTCTTTGTAACCAATATGGGCGAAGTCATTGTTTATAACGGTACTGACCCTACTTCTGCAACTACATGGGTATTAAAAGGCGTATGGCAATTAGGTCAAACCTTTAATCGTAGATGCTTTTTTAAATGGGCTGGCGACCTTTTATTGTTAACCCAAGATGGTCTTGTGCCTTTGGCTTCTGCACTACAATCAAGTCGCTTAGACCCTCGTATTAATCTTACAGACAAGATTTATTACGCTGTTTCTACTGCCGCAACCAATTACTATGCCAATTTTGGCTGGCAAATTAACTATTTTGCTAGTGAAAATATGCTTATTTTGTCCATTCCTACAGACAATGGCATGGAACAATATGTAATGCACACCATTACTAAGTCTTGGGCTAGATTTACAGGGATTGAAGGTTATTGTTGGGAGGTTTCAGGCGATGCCGATATGCACTTTGGTGGCGATGGTTATGTAGGCATTTTCTACACTTCAAACTCTGATGCTGGCTCTAATATCCAAGCTGTAGCGCAACAAGCATATAGCTATTTTGATAGCCCAGGGCAATTAAAACGCTTTACTATGGTGCGCCCAATATTGCAAACAAATAATGGCGTTCCAACCCTTGCTGCTGGTATTTCTGTAGACTTTGACACCCAAACCCAATTTGGCACACTTTCATTTAACCCTGCCATTGTAAAAGGCGGTATTTGGAACACTTCTGTTTGGGATGACGCTTTATGGAGTTCAGGCGATGTGACTACAAAGATTTGGCAAGGTGTGTCAGGATTGGGTTTTGCAGGCTCTATTAACCTGGCAATAGCTTCTCAAGGTATTGACCTTAAATGGGCTTCTACCGACTATGTAATGGAAAAAGGTGGTGTTCTGTAATGCGTAGGGTTACTACAGAAAACCAAGAAGAATTAAGAAGTTGGATTACAGGTGTTTTAGGTACACAATTTGGCAAAGAAACCATGTGTATAGGACAGAAAATTGACGGAAAAGTAGGGGCAGTTATTGCTTATACTAATTTTCAAGACAAATCTTGTTGTATGCATGTAGCTTCAATAGTGCCAAATTGGATTAGTAAAGATTTATTATGGGCGGCTTTTGATTACCCCTTTAACTCATTGAAAGTTAAGGTTATAATTGCGGTAGTAGCTTCTACAAATGAAGAAGCTCTGAAGTTAGACCGACACCTTGGTTTTGTTGATAAAGCGTATATCGAAGATGCCCATATAGATGGGGATTTGGTTATATTAGCTATGAGGCGTGAAAATTGTCGATGGCTCGACATCAAAGCGCCTTTAAAAGGAGATTGACATGGGTGGTGGTGGAGGTATTTTAAGTCCAATTACGGATACATTATTTGGTGCGCCTCAGACAGTAGCGACACCAGATTATACAAGCGCAGCTAGAGAAACAGCAGCAGGCAATTTAGAAGCCGCTAGAGTCGCAACTGCCGCCAATCGTGTAAATCAAGTTACTCCTTACGGAAACTTAAATTACACACAATCTGGTACTGATTCTTATGGCAATCCAATGTGGACTGCTACACAAACACAAACACCTGAATTGCAAAATCTTACCAATGCGTCTATTGGTCAACTTACAAATCAATATAGTAGCACTCCATTTACAGGTGGCAATTTACCTTCTTATGGCATTAACCCCAATGAAACATATTCTGACGCAATTATGCGTAGACTTCAGCCACAAATTGCTATGGAACAAAAACAATTTGATGCACAAATGGCTAATCAGGGTATACCAGTAGGAACTGAAGCATACACAAATGCAAAGCGTGTGTTTGACGCTGGTCAAAACGACAAACTAACAAGTGCAATAACAGGTGGCATAGGAGTTGGTTTAACTGCAAACCAACAACAATATGGTCAAAACCTTACTAATTATCAATTACCATTAAATATTGCAAGTAATGTTAAAGCTATTGCAACGCCTGGCTATGTAAACCCAGCGCAACAAGCGACTACTGCTGGTGCTGACATTATGGGCGCAATGGGTCTTGCTAATCAAAACAATCAAGCTAATGCTAACGCTGCAAATGCTAGAGCAAATGCAACAATGGGTGGCTTATTTAGCCTTGCTGGTGCTGGTATTAATAAATACGGTTAATTATGGATAATATTGCACAATACTTACAAATGATGGATTTGAATGGTCAAGCACCAACAATGCAAAATATTGGTGGTCAGCGTGATTTATACAATCAAAATATGACTGCAATGAAATCTATAGGACAACAAGCATTGTCAGGAAATCAAAGTTCGCCATTACAATCATTGGCTGATGCTTTAAGAGCGCAACAAAAACCTGGTTTAACATTAGGTCAAATGAGAGATAATAAAGGCAATATTGTGCCTGACCCTACTTATGCAGCAGGCGCAAATCCACTCAATTATCTTGCATCAGGTTCTGACTATTCGTCAGGAGTTTAAGGAATATTATGGCTACTTACGACCAAACAAACCCAGAAATTATTGGTTTAGCAGAACAAAAAGCTCTTGCTAAATCTCTTAGAGAACATGGCATGAAACAAAATTTGCAAGGTCAAATGATTTCAGGTCGTTTTGTTGGCGCTAGTCCATTACAAGGTTTGGCTGATTTGCTTAATATTCATACTGGCAAAACAATGGAAAGAGAACTTGCTCAAAAAGAAAAAGACATTCTTCAAGCGCAACAATTTAAACAAAACGCCAACTTGCAACAAGGTTTAAATGAATTTTATGGCACACCAGAATTTACACAACAAGGCCCAACGCCTACTGGTGGCAATATTCCTGTACAAGCAGCTACGCAACCAGACAAAAGACTTGCTTTAGCTACATTGCTAGCACCTCAAGGTGGCGAAACATCTAGAGCTATTGCAAGCAAAATTGCTGAACAAGAATTTGCAGGGCCTAAAATGCACAATGTTACCCCTGGCGGTGCATTGGTTGATGAAAAAACTGGCAAAGTTATTTATCAAGCCCCTTATCGCCCACTAAAAGGAGAAGATGGTGGTGGTGATGGTGTAATGGGTTCTAATGTTAATAACAATGGTATTCCTGTTGGAAAATACGACAAAATGGGTCGTTATCGTGCGCCAACTGGTACTGTTTATTCTGCAAAAGCTGTTGATGAAGCTCGTGCAGAACATGACACAGCAACTGATTTAGCTTACAAACTTAATCAATTATCTGGTGATGATATTAATAATGCTTATGGTTCATTAACAGATTACACAACTTCTAAAGTTGGAAGAATGGCTGGGCCAACAAAAACTTTAGACGCTCAAACTAAAGTAAATAACATTGGAATTAATAACACATTAACCAATCTTTCTAAATTAAAAGGCGCTTCTTCAGACAAAGAAATGGCGCAAATGATTAAAGATTTCCCTGGTTATGAAGCTCCCCCATCAGTTATGCAAAACTGGGTTGAAAGAGCCGCTAAAACTACAAATCGTTTCTTAAAGCGTTCTGAAGGTCGTTTTGGTTTTGATACAGATTTTGCTGAAGAAGGTCGTTTTGGACAAAAACCTAAAGAACAAAAAGGTGAAATTGCTACACCTAGCGCTCCTAAAGCTGGAGAAATTCGTCAAGGTTATCGTTTTAAAGGCGGTGACCAATATGACCAAAATAATTGGGAAAAGGTTAAGTAATGGCTAATCCTTGGGATAAACCCTCGGCTGGCGGCAATCCTTGGGATAGACCAGCTCAAGCACAGCCTGAACAAGGCAATATGTATACTCAGTCTGCTGAAGATATTCAGTATGACGCTAATGGCATTCCTTTAAACACTTCATCTTATGGTTCAGGAACTACTGGTGCTACGGATTGGACTAGACAAGCATTAACAACTGCGGCCGCTTTGCCTATAAATGTGGCAACTGGAGTAGCTAAAAATGCTGGTGGTCTTGCACAAACGGTAAATCGTTATTTTGGTGGAGAATCATCTAAAGGCAATCTTTCAAAGCCTGAAGAGTTTTTAAATGCCATTAATCAAATTGAAACAGGCACACAACAACAATCTGGCTCTCCTAATCTACTTAAAGGTGCAAGCATGGTTGGTCAGGCTGCCCCTTATTTTGCTATGGGTGGTGTTGGCGGTATTCCTAGTTATTTAAACACAGCTAAAAACATTGGCACAGGAATAGCTACTGGTGCAGTTTCAGCTTTGGCTACCCCTGAAGAAGTTGGCATGACTCCTGAAGAATTTAGAGCAGCCAAAAATAAAAACATTGCTATTCAAGGTGCTTTAGGTGGTGCTTTTCCTGCTGTTGGTGGGCTTGTAAGTGCATTGCGTGGCACAAAACTATCGCCACAAATGGAAACAGCCGTAGCAAATGCTAGAGAAGCTGGATATACATTACCTCCAACACAAGCAGGTGGCGGCATTGTAAATAGGCTTTTAGAAGGTCTTGCTGGGAAAGCCTCTACATTGCAAGAGGCAAGCGTTAGGAATCAAGAAATTACTAATAAATTAGCTACAAAATCTTTAGGTTTGCCTGAAGATACTATTCTTAGTCCAGAAGTGCTTAAATCGGTTAGAGATAAAGCTGGTCAAGTTTATGAGGGTCTTAGCAATGCTGGCATTATTATTCCCAAAAAGAGCTTTAATGATGCTTTAGACAAAGCCGCAGAAAATGCAGTTAAAGCTGAAATTAATTTTCCAAATGCAACATCTAAACAAATATTAGAAACTATTGGCTCATTAAGGAAAAATGCTTTTGATACTGGTTCAGCAGTTTCAAGAATTGGACAATTAAGAACTGAGGCTGATGTAGCTTATCGTGCTGGCAATAAAGACCTTGGTAAAGCTACAAAAGATGCTGCAAGCGCACTAGAAGATGCTATTGAAGGGCATTTAACAAATTTAAACCAACCTGATGCTTTAAACAAATTCAAAGAAGCTCGCCAACTTATTGCTAAAACTTATACAGTTGAAAAAGCAATGAACAAGACTACTGGCACAGTTGATGCTAAACAACTTGCTAGTCGATTACAGTCTGGCAAACCTATGAGTGGTGAGTTAAAAGATATTGCTCAATTTGGTCAGGCTTTCCCTAAAGCAGCACAACTTCCTGAAAGAATCGGTGGCACTATTGGCATTAGTCCTTTAGATTACACTGTAGCAGGTCTTACAGGCGGCGCTTCATTGCTTGGTGGTGAAGATAAAGGAACTAGCGGAGCAAGTGCTTTGGCTGCTTTATTAGCTCGACCAGCAGCTAGAAAATTGGTATTGTCAGCACCAATGCAAAATAGATTGGTTCAACAACAGGCTACTGCACCTGGAGCAATTAGACAGGCTTTACCTTCCGCAGAAGAAACAAAACAATTAGCTAAAATGTTATTAATGCAACGCCTTGGCGGTACATCGGAGAATAGATAATGAGTAGAAACGGTAGCGGAGTCTATACACTCCCAGCAACAAACCCTGTAGTACCAGGCTCAACCATTTCTACGGTTTGGGCTAATGGCACTATGAATGACATCGCTACTGCCTTGACTGGCTCATTGGCGGCTGATGGTCAAACCCCAATGACAGGCAATTTAAACGCCAATAGCAATAAGATTACAAACTTAGTAGCTGGCACAGTAGCTGGCAATTCTGTTGAATATGCTCAATTTGCTACCCCTACCTTTACTGGTGTAGCTACATTTCAAGCAGATGGCTTATTTACAGGAACAGGCGAAGTACAGCTTCCATCAGGAACTACCGCCCAAAGAACAGCAACTCCAGTAAAAGGAATGATTCGTTATAACACTTCTTTAGGTGCTTATGAAGGCTATTTAACTGGTATTTCAGGCGTAACAATTTCAGGTATTAGTTATGTAACTACTACTGCTACTGTAACCACCACAGGTTCTCATGGACTATCTACAGGCGCTATAGTTGTTGTTTCAGGCGCTAGTCCTAGTGCATATAATGGTACTTTTAGCATTACTTATGTAAGCGATACCCAGTTTTCTTATGTAATGGGGTCAAATCCTGGCACAAATGCAACAGGTGGCTCATATACTTATGGTGCATGGTCATCTATTGGCGGTGGCGCTACAGGCGGTGGTTCTAACCAAGTATTTAACCTAAACGACCAGACTGTAACTGTTTCTTATACAATCCCTACAGGAAAGAACGCTAGTTCAGCAGGGCCTATTACTATTGCTACAGGTGTAGTTGTCACAGTTCCGACAGACAGCACATGGGTAATCGTTTAAAATACTGAAAACTAAGGATAAATTATGGCTGGCAAAATCACAGTTTCAACAATTAACGATAGTAGCGGAGTCTTAGCCACTCAAAATGGCATGACTGGTATTGCTAAAGCATGGGTAATTTTTAATGGAACATTAGCAAGCCCTACACCAATTTCACAATTTAATACAAGTTCAATTACAAAAAATGCAACA